TCTTCAGCCGGCCAATACTCGCAAAATTTTGCCACCGGCATCTATACTTTTTCGTCGGCCGACGCCAATGCTGGCGTCTTGATTTCGTACACCTACAACCTGACGACGTCGGGCAGCAAGCTCGCGATCACCAACCAGGTCATGGGGACAACGCCGACCTTCAAGGCGACATTCTACACCAACTATGCCGGCAATGGGACGGCGCTGCGTCTCAACGCCTGCATGGCCGACAAATTGTCATTGCCGACCAAGGTCGACGACTGGATGATTCACGAGCTCGATTTTTCGGCGTTTGCCGATGCGTCCGGAACGATCGGCTATTTGAGCACGGTAGAATAATGCTTCCCGGTGTAACGATTGCTATGGGCGGCCGGGATTGGCTGGTTCCACCGCTAACGCTCGGTCAGCTCCGCCGGCTGATGCCCAAAGTGCGGCAATTGACCGAAATCGGCGTATCCATCGGCGAGACGCAGATCGGCGTCCTCGTCGAAATCGTCGCTACGGCAATGCAACGCAACTATCCCGAGGTAAGCGCGGAGATGGTCGAGAACCTTCTCGATCTCGGCAATGCCAGTGCCGTGCTCAATGCAGTCCTAACCGGCTCCGGGCTGAAGCTGCGCGATCGCCGCCTGGGGGAAGCGGCGGCCCCCGGGACCGGGCCGGGGGCAGACTCGACAGTCGCGGGACTGGTTTTGGATCCCAACCCGGATGCGCCGACGGTTGGGGACAAATATATGGGCTTCTCGCCACCGCCTGCGGTTACAGCTATTCCGTAATCGATGAAATGACGCTCTTCGATGTCGAAGAGCTTACCGCGTATTGGGCCGAGCATCCGCCGATGCATATCCTGATGGGAGCGTATCTCGGCGCCGGCAAACGTCAGCGTAGCAGGATACCATCGGCCCGCTCCGGGGCAGGCTGCGCGGCGCCCTCGGATCTCCGAGGGATCCTCGCCGAGCTCGGCCCCGGTTTTGGCACCGGCGATATTCACGCCGGACTGCCGGAGGTGGCGCTCGATTTTGCCGAGCTGCGGAACCGAGCCAATGGCGACGATTGCCGTGCTCAGAATGCTAGGAGCGGCAAGAAATGAGCCGGCCTCGGGTCCTCATCTCATTGAGGGGCTATCATGGCCGACATTGAAACCAGCGTCGTCATCAGCGTCCAGACTGACGACCTCCAATCCGGAATGGAGGCAGCGTCAAATTCGGTTCAGGTGGCGACCGATGCAATCCGAACCCAGCTCGCCGGACTGGGCGCTGCCGCGCAGCAGGTGCAATCGCAGATCAGCACCGCGGCAGCGCAGGTCGGATCGAGCATTGGCGCGCTGCAATCCAAAGCGGCGAGTCTCGCCGGCTCGATCGGCGACAGCCTGACGCCGGACGCTGGGATCGCGGACAGCCGCAATTTCACCGGGGGGTTGGCGCGGCCGCAGGCAACCTCTCACCGCAGCGCCGGGGCCGGCGCCGACAATGTGTCGGCGTGGCGCGCCGAGCTGCAGGAACAGCTGCTGGCGGAACAGAGCTTTTTCGGCCAATCGAGGGGCGAAGAGCTCGCGTTTTGGCAAAATAAGCTGGCGCTGACCGAAGCCGGATCTAACGCCCACCTGGCGGTCGAACGCAACATCTATGAGCTCGAAAAGCAGCTCGCCGTCCAAGGCGAACGCGACCAGCTCGACCAGCTCAAGGCCGATCAGAGGGTCACGGATGCAAAATTCGCCAACTATAAGGCGGCGATCGCTGACCAGGCCGCGCTCGGCCAGATCTCGGCTACCGAACAGGTCCGGCAGGAGCAGGACCTCCTCGACCTCAAATGGTCATATGACCAGGCGTATTACGAGAAGAAGCTCGACGCGGCACAGAACGATGTGCGCACCCAGCAAAAGCTGATCGAGGAACAGGAGCTCGCCTACGAGAAATATGTCGGTGACGTGCAGGCGCTCGATACGAAACTTGCTGAAGCAAACCGAAAAGCATGGGACGACCTGGTGGCACCGGTCGAGCGGGCGATCGATACCTCCGTCACCGGGATCATTCTGGGCACGACCACGGTGCAAAAGGCGCTGGCGAACCTCGCTCAGTCGATTATCGCCGAATTCGTCAACTCGGCAGTGAAAGGTGTCTTTGGCCAGATCGGCAGTCTCTTCGACGCCAGCCTTCTCGGCGGAGGCGGAGATCAGGATTTTTCGGGCGGTCTTACTGACGCCGGCGGTATCTTCGGCAGCCTCTTCAAAGGGATCGGAGCTTTGTTCGGCTTTGAGCATGGCGGCATCGTGCCAAGCGCGCAAGGCGGTTGGGCGGTGCCGAGCCTCGGGCCGGCAGGTGTGCTCGCTCAGCTGCACAGCAACGAGATGGTTCTGCCCGCAGATATATCCCAAGGTCTGCAGGGCCTGATTGCCACCCAGAACACCGGCAATAGTAGCAGCGGAGGCACACCCGTGGTCGTCAACTTTGGCGTCTCGGCGATGGATAGCCAGGACGTCGCGCGATTTTTTCGCAGCAACGGCAGTGCGCTGGTTGCGGCGATCAACAGCGCGATGCGCAACGGATCGATGCTGCGGACCAGCTGATGGCCGACATCGGAGTTTTCCCGTCGCTGCCCGGTCTCGCCTGGAGCGTCACCAAGACGCCGACCTTCCAGACCCGTATCCAGCGCGCGGTGTCCGGCCGCGAATTGCGCGCGCTCGACTACCCCTACCCGCTGTGGCAGTTCACGCTGGTGTTCGATTTATTGCGCGACAACCCGGCCGCCGGCTACGACGAGCTGCGAACCCTGATGGGGTTCTTCATGCTCTGCCGAGGTGCCTTCGGCACGTTTCTGTTTCGTGACCCGAGCGACGACCGGGTCGTCGGGCAGCAGATTGGTATCGGCAATGCCAGCACCAGCGTCTTCCAGCTGCAGCGGGCGATGGGCTCGACGCTGCCCGGCGGCGGATTTCTGGAACCGATCGTAGCGCCTGACGTCGTCAGCGCGGTCTATCTCGACGGCATCACCCAGAGCCAGGGAAACTACAGCGTCGATCCGAATACCGGGTTGGTGTCATTCAGTACGCCGCCGGGCAGCGGTCGGTTCATCACCGCCGACTACAGCTACTACTTTCGCTGCCGGTTTATCGACGACAGCTATGCCTTCGAGAATTTCATGTTCCAGCTATGGCAACTGAAAAAGCTGACCTTCATCTCGGTGCGTCCGTGAAGCCAGCTTCAGCCGCCCTGATAGCCCTGCTCAACAGCGGCGAACAATTCGTGATGGCCGACCTTTACACTTTCACCCTGGTCGGCGGTGCGGCGATCCTGCGTTATTCGGTTGCGCCTACGGCGATCGTCGCCAACGGACACTTGTTCTCTGCCGGCCTAAAATTCGAGCGCTCGAAGACGAAGGTGGTCATCGGCACCCAGGTCGACGAATTCGACCTCAAGATCTACCCAGAGCCGACCGACCTCGTCGGCGCGACGCCGTTCCTCGAGGCGGCGTGGCAAGGACAATTCGACGGCGCGCTGCTGCAGTTGGAGCGCGCCTTTATGGGCGCTAGCGAAAGCGACTACGGCGACACCAGCGCCGGAACGGTAATCCTCTTCTCCGGGCGCATCTCCGACATCGATTGCAGCCGCACCGGCATCGAGATGAAATGCCGTTCGCACCTCGAACTACTCAACATTCAGATGCCGCGACGGCTGTGGCAATCGAGCTGCACCCATGTCTTTGGCGACTCGATGTGCCTATTCAACCGGCTGAGCCTCGCCGCAACATTCTCGGCTGGCAGCGGATCGACGACGACGGTAATCCAGGGCGCGCCAGCGACGACGACGCCCTACGCGCAAGGAACGATCATCGGCCTCACCGGCGGCAATGCCGGCCAGAGCCGCACGATAGCGAATTTTTCCAGCGGCGGTTCAGTAACGGTCAAGCTCGCCTTTCTGTCACCGGTGGCCGGCGGCGATCAGTTCCAGTTGCTGCCGGGTTGCGATCGCACGCTGGCCACCTGCACCAACGTGTTCAACAACGCGATCCATTTTGGCGGTTTGCCCTATATCCCGACCCCGGTAACCGCGGTATGACCTGTCCCGAAATAGATCCGCGCCGACTTGCGGTCCTCGAGGAGGCCCAGCTATGGCTGGGCACACCCTATCACCACATGGGCCGCGTCAAGGGTGCGGGCACCGACTGCCTGATGATGCTCGCCGAGGTTTACGAGGCGGCCGGCATCGTCCCGCACATCGAAGTCCCATTCTACTCGCCCGATTGGCATCTCCACCGCGAGGCCGAGCGCTATCTCGAGGGCATGATGCGATACGCGCGCGAGATCGCGGGACCGCCGCAGCCCGGCGACGTTGCGCTCTTCAAATTCGGCCGGTGCTTTGCGCATGGTGCGATCGTCATTGAATGGCCGCGCCTGATCCATGCCTGGCACAGTGCCGTCGTGCTCTACGCCAATGCGACCCAGCCGCAGCTCGCAGGTCGACCGGTGCGCTTTTTTGACCCGTTTGTCTGATGGGGGGAATTCTCGGCGGCGGCTCGAACGCCAAGCAGCAGCGTGCGGTCGGCTCGCTGCAGTTCCAGACCTCGCAGGCGGGCGGCGTCATCCCGTTGATCTATGGCACGACCAAAGTCAGCCCCAATCTGCTCGATTATGACGATTTCACCGCGACCGCCAGCAAGCAAGGCGGAGGCAAAGGCAAAGGCGGTGGCGGCGGCAAGGGCGGCGGCCAGCAATACATGTATTCGGCCTCGTTCATCATGGGCCTGTGCCAGGGGCCGATCGCCGGCCTGGGCTTGGCCTGGTGGGACAAGAACATCGGGACCACCACCGGGCTGCCCAGTATTTCGAGCATAAACCTCGGTGGTGACGGGCAGACGATCGACCCTTATTGGTCGGGCGCGCACCCAGCCAAGGCTCTCGGCTATTCGGGCACGGCGCACATCGTTTTTGCCAACTATCAGCTCGGCAACACTGCGACACTGCCGAATTTCAATTTCGAGGTAATCGGCATCGGCGCCGGGGCAGCGGGTGCTTCACCCAATGGCTACGACGCCAACCCAGCGCAAATCATCACCGATTTTTTGACGAATCCTCGTTACGGAGCGAATTTCCCTTCGGGCAATCTCGACCCTGCGATGACCTCCAGCGCCGCCTCGTCCTATGCGAGCTATTGCGCGGCACTCGGCCTGTTTCTGTCGCCACTGCTCGACCAGCAGCAGGAGGCGCAGCAATCGCTTGCCGACATTACCAAGGTGACCAATAGCGCAATCGTGTGGTCCGGCGCATTGTTGAAGATCATCCCGTACGGCGACCACTCAGTCGCCAACGCCTTTACCGTGGCCAGCTTTGCCGGGGCGCCGGCGCAAACGGGCGGCGACACGCTGAGCCTGATCTTTACCGATCCCTCCTTCAATGGCGGCTCTCCCTACACGGTTACCTATACGACTTCGGCAAATCTGCAGATGCCGGGGGCGATGGGTGGGCTCGCGCACGCGGTCAATTCCGATCCCAAGCTTGTCGAGTTCGGCATCCTTGCCTCCGGCGTCGGCCTCGCCGGCGTCATGGTCATTCAGTCCAATCCGACAGGTAACACGACGATTGGCCAATCAGCTGGCGGCGGAATTTCTGCTGGCGGGATCGCTATGACGACGACCAACACTTTTACGCCGAACACTATCCCAGTCTACAGCCTTGGCGAGGACGACTATATCGTTCAGCAATCGAGTGTCGGGATCAATCTCGGCGCGACACCCGGCGGTCCGGCGTTGCGCTCCGGTGCCACGCCGATAACCGGCGGCTTCACCGGCGATCCACTGCACATTCAGCGGTCGACGCCAGCCGACGCCAACAATATGATCGAAGTCGAGTGCCTCGATCGACAGAACAACTACAATACCGCAATCGTAGAAGCTTTCGATCAGGGTTCGATCGATCTCTACGGGTTGCGGCGCGATACCAGCACCAAGGCAAGGCTGATCACCGACCCGCTTTATGTCGGCGGTATCGTTGCCCAGCTGCTATTGCAGCGCCAGATCCTCTACCGCAACACTTATACCTTTCAGCTCGGCTGGAAATATATTCTATTGGAGCCAATGGATCTGGTGCAGATCACCGATTCACGGCTTGGGGCCAACGCATTGACAGTGCGGATCACGGCCGTCGAAGAAGACGATGAGGGCATGCTGTCGGTTACCGCCGAGGATTTCTTCGGCTCTTACTCGCCGAGCGTGCTCTACCCGTCCGCCAGTTTTTCGCCACCCGCTTCGCCCTCGATCCTCGGGGTCGGCGGCGGTACGGCGGCGCCTGCCGTACGGCAGGCGAGTGGCGGCGCGGTCGGCGGCTTCGTGCCGAACTGGAGTGCGCCACCGGGCAATGTCAACACACCACTGATATTCGAACCGCCCGCAGCGCTATTATCGGGCGATCTCGAGATCTGGATCGCACTGTCGGGGGGCCCCAACTGGGGCGGTGCCCAGGTTTGGATCTCGAGCGACGGCAATTCCTATGCCTTTGCCGGCACGGCCTCCGGCCCGGCGACCCAAGGTGTCTTGACGGCGACGATCGGCAATAGTGGCGGCAGTCCGGATATTACCGACATCTGCTCGGTCGATGTCAGCGAGAGCCGCGGCCAGCTGCTGTCGGTGTCGGCCACCGACGCGGCGAACCTCGTCACCCTGTGCTATATGGGTGGCGAGCTCTTCGCCTATCAGACCGCGAACCTGACGAGCGCTTATCACTACAATCTGACGACGCTCTATCGCGGAGCCTATGGCACGATTGCGGCCAGTCACCCGGCCGGGACGCAGTTCGCGCGTATCGACCAGTCGGTCGGCCGTTTCCCCTATCCGAGTACGTTGGTCGGCCAGACGATATTTTTGAAATTCCTGTCTTTCAATATCGTGGGCAGTGCCGTGCAGAACCTCTCGGAGGTGCCGGCCTACACCTACACGGCGACCGGATCCGGCAAAGCCGCAGTGTCGACGACCATCTCGGGCTCCTTTGCCGGTACGAGCACCGCAAATCTCGTCGTACAGCGCTATGTCTTCGCCGGAACGGTTACGTTCCCGGTGGGGCTTGTCGGCTCTCAGGGCACCGCCGGAGCCGCTGCCACGGCGTCGACGACCTACGCCATCAAGAAGAACGCCGCCAACGTCGGAACAATGGTGTTTGCGGCCTCAGCGACGACGGCGACCTTTGCGATGCCGTCGGCGACCACTTTTATGACCGGCGATGTCTTGACCGTTGTCGCCCCGCCGTCCCCGGACCCGACATTGGCGAACCTCGCCTGGACCCTTATTGGATTGCAGTGAGCGAACCCGATCGTCTCAAAATATCATACCCACCCATCAGAGAGGCACCCGTGAAACTCGAATCGTGGCACAGCAGCGAAGATAAACGCCGCTGGAAGATTGTCCGCACCGACAACTACACCGATGTCCCCGGCGAGATCGTCACTGCCGACGAATTGACCGGGGAATGCAGCTTGCACGTCGGTGGCGAGACCAAGACCTTGAGCTTTGGCCCGGGCGGAATCAGGATCGTTGGGCGGGCAAGATGAGCGATGAGAAGCGACTGTGGCCGAGGTTCAGCCCGGAAATCAATTTCGGACACTTGTTGCAAACCGCCGTCCTCCTGGTGACGATAGGAGCCGGGGCGATCACGAGCTATCTCAGCCTTCGCTCGGATATTCAGCAGGTGCGGTCGGATCTGACGGTCAAGGTCAGCGAGCATGAATTGCGTATCGCCACAATCGAGCACGCGATCGATGACCAGCATCGAGAGGAGCACGAATTTCAGACCGAGATGCGTTCGGCGATTTCCCGGGTGACCGATATCCTGAGTGATGTACGGGTCCAACTCGGACGCCGCTTGCCGCCGCATGGCTGA